AGGTTAGCCTTAAATAAAAAGGCACTACCAGAATTAACTGATAGTGCCTTTATTATAATATAATTATTTTAGTATGTCAAACTTGAGTAGTCTTTAACAACTCTTTCAGTTCACTAAATTTTACTTTGTGAACATGTGCTACTCTAAGCCTATTCATGTTAGGTAAGTCATTGATTTTAAATAACTTTTTACCTATTGCAATCCATTGAATAGTTTTATAATTAATATTTCTTGGTGCATTTTTTTCTAAATCATGTGCCAATAAATATTCATTTGGATTTGTAGTTCTCTCTTTACCTTTACGCTTATACATAGTGCCATCACTTTGTTTCCAAGTGATTCTATGTTTCGTATCAAATTTACCGACACGATAGCTTCCATCTTTTTTTGTGAAACCAATTCTAAATTTTTTAGATTTAGTTTCATCAATCATAGCTTGGATAAACTTTGGAAAGTCACCCACAACTATTGCATTTTCTAAGTTCATGTTTTCTCCTTTGTTAAAATAAAAAAGGCGTACCTAAATAAATAGATACGCCTAGCATTATACCAAATAATAATTACTTAGTCAAATTTTCTTCATGTTCTTTTATTTGTCTATCTATCTTATCAATTAAGTTATACACATGAACAATAATACCTTGCAGTACAGTTTTTTGTGCATACAAACTAGCACCTGTATATACTTTTTGATTTGCTTTCATAGCTTCCTCAAATATTTCTTTGAAGTCCATTAGTTTTCCTTTCATTAGTTAAGTTATTACTCATCATTTACTTCTCCGAGTATTATCTCACTATCTCCATGCTCACTTGATACAGGCATAGAGAAAGTTTTTATTTGTTTATTCCAATCAGTAGTATCAGAACGCAATTCATCTGCACATTGTTTTGCATGTCGCCAATGATACAGAAATTGAGCAGTAGCACCATTCATTTCAAACTCATGCAAAGCTTTAATGATATGCTTTCGTGCTTCACTTTTCCATTTCCTAATACCTGATTCTATTTCAGGGTCTATCATGATTTACTCCTTGTAGTTTAAACTGAATCTATTATACATAAAAAAACCCCACATGTCAAATAACATATGGGGTTTAATTAGATTATTAATTGTTAATGTTCTTCCCAACTAGAATAATGCATATCAATTAATAGTTGAAGAATTTTTTTCAATTCTTCTTTATCACATGCAACTAACATTTCATTAATCTCTGTTAATAATTCATCTTCATTTAAATTATTCAAAGATTTTTCTAGTGATTTTAAATTATCAACAGCTGACTGTTGTATTTTTTTATCAAAAGATTCCATGTCATTTTGGTTTTCATTAGACATAAGTTTTCCTTGTTGTGTTGTGCCCTTGGAATTACAATCATTAGGCGTACCTTTGAAATAACCAAGGGCTTGCGTGAATAAGCAAACCTACTTTACCTGTGCACAGGCAAGCAACCTCGCAACTGAGATTTAATATTTTTAAGACAAATCTTATTCACCTAAATAATATACATAAAAAAACCCCCTATGTCAAATAAACATAGGGGGCATTTAGGGGGAATGAAACTTTTAGTTTTGTATATCTTTTATATAATTTTCAAATTCATCTTTAGAGTTTTCATATTCTAGATTTGCTAGATGCGAAAAGTCCTGCAATAAATCTGCTTTTTCTAGAGAATCAAGTTCATTAAACTCTTTAGAAAATTCTATTTTGTGCATAGTCATTGAATCAGTATCAACATATGCTTTAATAGTAAATGTTTTAATAGGATAATCTAATATATCTGCCATGTTATCCTCTTAATTCACTAAATGGTCTTAGTATTTCTTTTAATACTTTTAAATTCCATTCAGAAACATTATCTAAATAATTAGATGTATCTAATATTTTTGATACAGTTTTTAAATCTTCTATTAGTTCTCTATTTTGTACCATAATACTACCTACTAATTTCTGATGACTTTGATTAATAGCCATTAGTTCTTGTTCTCTTTGTTGCATGTGTATCTCCTTTGTTATGTTGAGTACAGCAGTCAAGCGGAACATATCTCATGCCAAACAGGCGGGCTATGCCCAGCACTTGACTACTTTTTATATAGTACAATAAAAAACCCCCTATGTCAAATCAACATAGAGGGTTTAGAATACTAGCTTAATTAAAATATATTGCTGACATCAGGAATGTGGCAACATTAAGCCAGAAGAAAAATGTCATTATCTTTGTTTGCATAGTATTTCCTTTCTGATTTAAGGATATTAATACTACTTTTTATTTTTAGTGTCAACTTTATTTTTTTGATTTTCTATTAATTGATATTGATAAAATTTATAATTAGATTGTAATGGTCTTGTGTGTGGATACATTAAAAGATATTCCATTATTGTTTTGTTTTTTTCTTTATGATTATTATTTACAAACCAAAGTGTTTCGTAGTCATTCAATACGCCGACAGTATATTTTTTGTTTGTCTTTTTATTTTCAGTAAATAATTCTAATTGAATCATATTAAAAATGTATATAAATCAATGACTTAATATATCATATAAAATAGCAATAAAAGTAAAGATATAAAACAAGTTTTAATAACACTTTTCATATGTTTTTTTACTTTTCTATTGTCAATAGCGTGTCCATATATCAACATAAAATTACCTATAAAATAAAAGAAAACCTACGAATAAAATTAAACTAATAATAAAAATAAAATTAATAATCATTTTTTTTATTTCTTTTATACTTGCTGTTTATCTTTTCTATTATTTTTAAATTGTCTTTGGCTAACATCACACCAAAAACAAAAATAAAAATTCCAGATAGAATAAAAATTAATTCAATCATTTTTTACACTCCTATTAATTAAAGGTTATTGAAAAAATAATTTAAAAGTAAAATTATAATTATCATTCCAACGCCCAAGGTTATTAATTCAATCATACAACTAATAGTATATATGCATAAATTGCATAGGTCAAGTTCAAGGTATGCGTTTAATGCATGGCTCAGCTGATTGCCTTAATTCGTTCTCATTCTGTTCTATTTCTTAACAGCTGTTAAGGCGTGTAAAAAATAATGAAATTAAGATTTGACACTAGATTAATAATTTATTAGTATTAATTAATTAAACAATTAACAAAAGGTAAAACAATGACAAAAGAAACAAAAAAAGAAACAGCTACTAATGAAACAAAAAATTTCATGGATAGCTTAAAAAGTAATGAAAGCGTTAAAAGTACGCTTTTAGTTGCTTTAAAAAATACTACTAACTTAATGGGCAATATTATGCCTAAGTTAGCTAATTCAATTAAAAGCTTAATAATTGAATTCAACACCAAAAATAAAACAAATACTAAAACTACTGATAATGACTTAATTCAAGTGAAAGCTTTAAGGGAACATTGTTATAGTTTGGTTGATTATGACCGAAAAAATAACCCAAATTCAGCTTTTGAAATGGTTGTGACTAGGTCAATTAGACTTGCAATTATGTCAGTTGATTATTCTAATGAATTCAATCTTGATGATAAAACAAATAAAATATTTGTAATGTCTAAGGTTGCTACGCCTTTCATAGTTGAAAAATTAGAGGGGCAAAAAGCTGGTACTAAGAAAAAACCGAACACCAGCGAGGAATTGGTTGAAGTAAACACAGGTATTATTGATAGGGTTTATAAAATTAAATACCCTACAAAAATTGCTGTTAGAAAACCAAAAACTAAAGATGAAAAAGCTGAATTGAATTTCAAAGATATTTCTAGGGAATTCAAAAAATATATCACTAAGTCTATTCAGTATGCTCAAAAAAAAGATGTTCAATTTTTTGATTTTATTGATGATAGCGTAGTGAATGAAATCAAAGCAATTAAATCGTTGTTAGATAATGGGTACAATATTATTTCTCAATTCAATAGTCAGTATCAAGTTGATATAGATGGAGAGCAAGTTGAGAAAAGAGTTGCCTAGATTTTAGCTTACCCCCTAAGCCCCCCTCGGTTAATTCCTAGGGGGGTTTTTTTGTGCCCACAATTTACCCCCCAGAAATACCTTTGATAAAACTCTAATTAACACTAGGGGTATTACTTACAAAAATTTGTATTACCCCCACACTCCATAACTGTTAACTAAAAATACCTTTAGTATTCCTCTAAGTGTCCTTGACTGTATTTGTAAGGTCATACTTGAGTTGCCTAGAAAATTATATTTGAAAGCTTTGGGGATACGCAGGGGCACAGGGGGGGTGGTATATACCAATATATGCACTCATGGGAAAATATCGAATACCCTTGTTAACCACTTGGTGGCTATATCTCAGGGATAAATATTCTACCCTAATATATCTCTGGGCTATACCTTAAGGGAACCTTTAGTACCCCTTATGAATGATACTAATGCTCCCCTGGGGTACCCTTAATGGTACATTATACACCTATTTTCAGGAATTGTCAATAGGTAACCTAAAATTATTTTTATATTACCTATTGACATATTCTCAAACATTGTTATAATAGATAATCATGGGTCTATCAAACGAATCACAACAACATAACTTTAGTTTATACGTAAAGGGATTATCACTGGTACACCCACACAATACAGGCTCGAGCCTTGTTAATTAATACCTAAGGAATTATTATGGCAAAAAAATACGGACAATCAGATATCATGTATGATGAAGCACCGATGACTACAGAACAAAGGAGAGCTTTGCAAAAAGCTATGACTCCTGAAGTCAGACGTATGCGTAATAAATACGAAGCAGGTAAAAGGGGAGAAGCTATCAAAAGTTTCTTTTCTAAGCTAAAAGGTAAAACAATACCTGAACAAAGAAAAGCTAAGCGTATGAGAGAAGCAGACGTAGAAGCAGGATTAGATGAAATTAAACCATACGAAATGGGTAGGGATAAACCTAAAGCTAAGCCTGAAACTAAATCTGTATCTCAATCTACTGTTTCATCATTTGGTCAAGAGTTTAAAAAAGCTAGAATGGAAGGATTAGATTCCTTCATGTTTGATGGCAAGAAATTTTCAACAGCAACTGCAGAAGATGTAAAAGCATCAGGAAGCACTAGCTTGAGAGAATATCTCAATAAACGACTTGGTAATGATTCAGGAGAAGACGAATAAGAATATCTGGGAAATCTTAGAAGAGGTAAATGCTAGACATGGATTCTACTATTCTACCCGAAAGCAAAAAAGAACTTACCGAGATGCAAGAAAAGTTTCTAGACGCATTATTCGGGGAAGCAAAAGGCAATCCCAAGATTGCAGGTGAGATTGCTGGATACTCAGAACAAAGTTATCCTAAAGTCGTACGGAATTTAAAATCAGAAATAACAGCTAGAGCAGAAAACTATTTAGCTGTACATTCTGCTAAAGCAGCAGCCAAGATGGTTGATATGTTAGATGAAGATGGAACTACTCCCCATGCTAACATTCGTATGGAAGCTGCAAAACAAATACTAGATAGAATTGGCATTGTGAAAAAAGATCAGTTAGATATTAACATGAAAGCAATGCATGGAATATTTATATTACCTGCCAAAGATGGAACCAATCAAGATTAAAAAAAGAGGAAAGACTATTCCTTTTGGTTTTAAAGCATCAGGTGAAGCAGGCTATATAGAACCAGTTAAAGAAGAATTAGAAGCTTTACAACAAGCTAAAGAATATTTAAAAACCTGTTCTTTAAGAGAGACAGCACAATGGCTTCATCGTAAAACAGGAAGATACATTTCGCATGTCGGATTACAACAACGAATTAATAGCACCTCCGAAACCCAAGAAGGTCATCAAGAAGAAAAGGCAGAAGGCTAAGCTATCTGCAAAACAAGCTCTCGAACGAAGTAGAAAGAAAGTAGCAAAAGCTGAGCAAACATTACGTTCAGCAAAACAGTCAGCAGAAAATATAAAAAATAAACTAAAGACTGTTAACCAAGTACTAGACGGAAAAGAAACACAACTACTCACTGAAGACATAATTGAAAGTGTTCCTAATAATGTTCAAGAGCATATCAAATCGCAAGAAGTAATCTTTAAACCTAATGTAGGTCCACAGACAGATTTTCTTGCAGCTTCAGAACGAGAAGTTTTTTATGGTGGTGCTAGAGGTGGAGGTAAATCCTACGCCATGTTAGTTGACCCGTTACGTTATTGTACGAAAGCTTCTCATAGGGCACTGCTAATAAGGAGGACAATGCCAGAGTTGAGAGATTTAATTAATCATTCTCAGCGATTATACTCAAGGGCATTTCCAGGAGCAAAATGGAGAGAACAAGAAAAGGAATGGAGATTTCCATCAGGTGCAAGAATCGAATTTGGTTATGCAGAAAACATGCAGGACGTTTTACGTTACCAAGGTCAATCTTACACATGGATAGGAATAGACGAGTTACCACAATATCCTACTCCCGATATTTATAATTTTTTACGATCTTCGTTAAGATCTGTAGACCCAGAGATACCTGTGTTTATGAGAGCCACTGGCAATCCAGGTAACATAGGATCACAATGGGTAAGAGAAATGTTTGTAGATCCAAGTGAACCTAATAAGACATTTGAGATTTCTATTAACACACCTACAGGTGTAAGAAAAATTACCAGAAGATTTATACCAGCTAAGCTTCAAGATAATCCATCATTGATGCAAACAGATGATTATTATATCATGTTAGCATCTTTACCTGAAGTTCAGCGTAGACAATTTTTAGATGGAGATTGGGATGCATTTGATGATTCATCTTTTCCAGAATTTAAAAAAGATATACATGTTGTCGAGCCTTTTGAGATTCCTAAAGGCTGGTATCGATTTCGTGCTGCAGACTGGGGTTATAGTTCTCCTGCTTGTTGTCTGTGGTTTGGCATTGATTATGATAATAATCTATGGTGTTATAGAGAATTATACACAACAAAACTAACAGCAGATGTATTTGCTAGAAAAGTTTTGGAATTAGAACATGGTGAACATGTTGCTTATGGAGTTCTAGATTCAAGTACTTGGGCTAAACGTGGAGACATTGGACCGAGTATTGCAGAGACTATGATTCAAGCTGGATGTCGATGGAGACCATCCGATCGATCTCCTAAAAGTAGAATCAGTGGAAAACTAGAAGTGCATAAACGACTTTCAATTAATCCTGATACAAAAGAACCAGGACTTAGAATTTTTTCTACATGCCGTAACTTAATACGAACTTTAGGAACATTACCTATTGATAGTAATAATCCTGAAGATGTAGATACAAAGGCAGAAGATCATGCATATGATGCTTTACGATATGGTTGTATGAGTAGACCTTTACATCCAGGGTATGCTAAAGCTTTTAATAATAATTATGGATCTAACTTCATACCAGTAGATACCAAATTTGGATACTAGGAGAATATACTATGCCAATGGTAGGAAATAAAAAATTTCCCTATACAAAAAAGGGAAAAGCTGAAGCAAAAAAAGCCGCTAAAAAAAGTGGAAAGAAAATGAAATCTAAATACTAATATGCCACTTACAGCTAAAGGAAAAAAAATTAAGAAAGCTATGGAGAAACAGTATGGTGCTAAAAAAGGTACTGCTGTTTTTTATGCTACAGAAAACAAAGGGAAGTTGAAAGGTGTCACTAAAGCGAAAAGTAAAAAAACTTCCAGTAAGAAATAAAAAAAATTTTCCATACAAACTAGTCAAAGTCTGGTGGGAAGATATTGTTTCGGATTCATCATGGAATGATATTGTAGATATTAAAAAATCACAAACAGCTATATGCTGTAGTGTGGGATGGTTAGTTTATCAAGATCAGTTTAGAGTTGTTCTCATGGCTGATTTTAGTTTTGAACCAAATGAAGAAATTAAACAAGGTGGGTCAACAACAACGATACCCACAAAAAATATATTAAAAATAAAATCGTTAATAGATGCCTAGAAAAAAACATAACATAGAATCTTCGTGTGTATCTTTTGATGATGCATGCTATGATGAAACCAACCAAGGAGAAAACCCCATGCCTAAAAAAAAGAAAGAAGAAACATTATTAGATATTGTTGATAGAATGGAAGAAGATTTACAAAAAATTCGTGATAAAGCTTTAGAATCTGAAGACGAAGAGTTTGAAGA